ACCTTCTGGAAGGTCCTCTACAAGCGTCATACAAACTTCGCCATGGAGGCGTTCCGTGTGAACTTCACGGGTGCCCCTCAGTATGGTCAACGTGTCGTTGCCGTCATCAATCGCAATGCCGATTTGATGTACAAGACCTATTTGGAGGTTCAACTCCCAGACACAGTTACTGCAGCAGACGGATCAGGTGTCAAGTGGACTGGTGCTTATGAACGTCGTCTTGGATACCAACTCCTCAAGAAGATTGAGGTCGAGATTGGTGGACAGATCATTGACACTCACTATGGTGAATGGTTGTTCTTGTGGGAGAACTTGACCTCCAATTTTGACAACTCTGTTAAGTTAGACAGTATGACGGGTGGATACCTTGGAGGAACGGAGACCAGTGCAGTCTCTTGCGGAGGACGCCCAGCAGTCTTGTATATCCCTCTCCAGTTCTGGTTCTGCCGAAACCCAGGTCTTGCGTTACCATTGATTGCCCTCCAGTACCACGAGGTTCGCATCAATGTAACATTGAACCCTGCAACTGATTTGGTGTCTGGAACCCCTGGAACTGCCGGAAGTGTTTCAACTGCAGCATCAAAGTTGCCTCAGTTAAAGGACATGTCACTCTATGTCGATTATGTATACTTGGATGTGGATGAGCGTCGCCGATTTGCTCAACAGTCCCATGAGTATTTGATTGACCAACTCCAGTTCGGTCTTCAACAAACACTCACAACATCAAGTGCCCGAATTGACTTGACGTTGAATCACCCTGTTAAGGAATTGGTGTGGGTGTTCCAAGATGCCCGCAAGACAGATTGCGGATCTGAGTTGACAAGAAATTTGGGATTCACTCAACCCTTCAGTTACGATGATATTGTCAACCGCGCCCGTCTCCAGATCAATGGTCAGGATCGTTTTGATGAGCGATATGGTGACTATTTCTGGAAGGTTCAACCTTACCAACATCACTCAGGTGGTGCTTTCTGGCCAATTCGTGCACAGGTTACTGCTGCTGCAGCAGCAACAGTTACATATGTTAATTGCTCAGTTGTAGGGGATATTTTAACAGTTGGAACTTTTAGTGCTGGAACTAATGGAGGAAGTTCAACTACTCCTATTGCTGAAGGTTCTTTAGTAACAACTTCTGGAGGAACAACATTTGCACCTGGAACAATTATTTCTTCCTTTGGAACTGGAAACGGTCGTGGAGGAACCTATCAACTCAGTGAACCAGCAATCGCAGATAATGCTGCTCTTGATCTCAGTGTTATATTCATAATCCCAAATATCAACTATGCTCCTCACACTAATGCTATCAATATGTACTCTTTTGCACTCCAACCTGAGGAACATCAACCATCTGGAACCTGTAACTTCTCACGCATTGACACAACTACACTCGTGTTTGACAGTGTAACTTCTTCAGGTGTTGCAAAACCTACCAAGTCAACACCGTTCAACTTCCGTATGTATGCAGTGAACTACAACATCTTCCGAGTCATGTCCGGAATGGGTGGACTCGCCTACAGCAACTAAACACTAAATCACTAAGTATAATGATCAAGTTGATAGTCGTTTGCTTAATTCTTCTTTTTGTTGCTTGGATCTTGATGAATCCTAAAACAAGTTTCCGAAAAGAGGAACCCACTACACGTTTGTATTCGGAAGGCACCCGTGAAGTCCTAAGGTCTGTTGGATCATTATCGGCGCCAAATGACCCTTCCCAGGGCATTTTACGTGGTCATGACCAAGGATATGACCGATTTCGTGTGAGATAACGTACTGACGATATCCATTCAAATCTTGACCGCTCTTTGCAGACCCATATTTCCAATTTTCTACATTGATTCTCATTTGCTTTCCTCCTAACTCTGCGCACGATAAGGTGTCATCACATCCTGCCTTGCGAAGACCTGTCTTTGATGAAAGATGAATCACAACTTTCGGATTCCTCTTCACTTGAAAAAAACGATACCCTTTAGACTCCCACCCATTTGGATCCGCTAAGCAGATTGCTACATCAGTTTCAAACTCTTTCAAAGAAAAATCCACATCTGGATCTACGACCACGCTATAGGTGATACGCTTCATTGATTTCAAGTGTGATTTTTAATCAACTGCAGAATCAACCTCTAGATGCTTCATCAAGGTGTTCATAATTAACGCTTTAGTAGAATGCTTCATACCTGTATGTTCTAATACAGATCCTATCCATCCACCATCTTGCCACATGAATTCAATCAATATTTCAACTTCTTCAGTTTGCGTCAATCGTATCAACCATCTATGAAACTCTTTTGTGATTTCATACTTCATATCAGGAAAGTTCAGTTCAGTTAGTGCTTTAGAAACAGTTTGGTCCATTGTATATGGTTTCCATTGTCATCAAAAAAAATAATTCCATTTTAAATAGTAAATGTATTTCCTATTTGAAGCAGTTCTTGTTGGTTTGTTCTTATTACCTGTCTTCTGGGTCACTGAAAAAGCGGGATTCTCCAAGTGGATCACGGTGTTTCTCGCAGGTGCATTGTTCCATATCACTGCAGAGTTGACTGGAATCAACAAAGCCTATGTTCTAACAAAACACTAGAGAGTTCATCATAGGTTCCATAACCATATCCACATAAATGCCCTACAAATCGGTCACGTTTTGCTTGTAAATACTCAGTTCCTTCAATTATTTTTTCAAAGAGAACAAATGCATCCACTATTGAAATATAAATTGGTTTAATATCAGTCCAATGATTGTGAGGAAGAAAATGATTAATACGTTTGAGTGAGTCATCATCAAATGGTACACTCAACTGGATGAGTTTGTCTAACAGAGTGATTGAGATTGTTTTAGATTTATACGCCATTGTGTTTGAGTTTTATGTTTTTGACAAACTCAAATCTGTTTTAAAAGATGTCTCGCAACATGTTCGACTACATTGACATTCACTGAGTTTCCTAGTTGACGATATGCAACCGCATCTTTTTCAGGCAGAATATGCTCTTCAGGAAAACTTTGAAGACGAGCGCATTCGCGAGGTGTAATGTATCGTCCTTTGGATCCTACAATTGAAGTCTGAACAATCGCAACTAACGTTGGAAAGTCGGTTGCATTCTTGACTCGTATTCCCGATTGTCGTAATTGAATGTAGTGATTGTCAAGAACCTTGTCGGTTGGTTTCATAACTCCTGCTTGCCATTCAAGTTTCGCATAGACCTTGCGTTTTTCAAGAACCTCCTTGTGTTTTTCCATCCACGCATCCCAAATAGGTTTGTGCGCTTCGTAGAGTTTCTTGTTTTTGATTATGTAGGTCTTCTTCCACTTGGCAATTCCTTCAGCATCTGGGTCTTCCTTGAAATACTCAAGAATGATTGGGACACCTAGTGCAGTTCCTGCTAGAACTGGAATCATTTCATCCCATGCATCGCAGACTTGTTTGAATTCAGGTTTGATGTTGTATTTTGTTTCAACTTTCTTGTCTAAGATGACGACCTTTTCCTTCACAGGTTCAGGTGGAAGTGTGATTAAACCGATATCCTTTCGTACTCCCATGAAATACACACGTTCACGTTTCTGAGGAACTCCAAACATGTGTGGACTTAGAACTATATGTTTCATGTCGTATCCAAGATCATCAAAGACTTTGAGAATAGTTTCAAAGACAGCACCTTTCTGAACCTTGAGAATATGCTTGACGTTCTCAAGAAGTAAGTATCGTGGTCTCTTTACCTCTACAATTCTTGCGATTTGGTAGAAGAGCGTCCCTCGTGTATCTTCAAGTGCACCTCTGCGTCCTGCATTTGAGAACGGTTGACAAGGAAATCCACCACAGAGAACATCATGATCAGGAATGTCTTCTGTTTTCAATTGATAGATATCACCGAACGGTCTCATTCCAAAGTTTTGCTCATATGAATCTTGACAGTTCTTATCAATATCGGATGCAAGAACGCATTCACCTCCTAAGTTCTCTAGAGCACGATGAAATCCACCCATTCCACAGAAAAGGTCTACAAATTTGAAGGGCATGTAAAAAGAGTTGTATTAAAGAAGTGAATATCCATTTTGAAGTTAAGCGAGGTCTTCATCAGGTAGTATAGGAACTTCAACTGTTTGACGACTCTCTGAGATTGCCTTCTTAACACGGTCTAGTGCAAGTTTAGTGATACTTTCAACAGGAACAACTGGAATTGATTCAGGGAATTGAATGTCAACCTTGTATTCCATTGGAAGTCTTGGAATAAATTTAGCAAGAAATCCAGACTTGAAACTTAGATTCGATTGAGTATCTACTTTGCCCTCCTCTGAATCCTTTTTGTTGTATACTTCCTTGTTAATGGTAGCACTATCTGTTCCAGGAGGAAATGATGATACAATGATATCGTGATCAAGATATACAATACGAGTTCTCTTGCGTTTCACCTCTGTATAGATGATCAAGGTTGGAGGGAGTGGACGAATTTCTATTTTAGATTCACCACGATAGTTCTCAAGAATAGGTTGTTGACTAATATCGCCACTGTTCTTTAGAGAAATTCCAATCGTAGTTTTGTCTACTTCAACTTGAATATCAATTACAGTTGATGAAGATGCTACATTTTTAGTAGGAAAACCGAGTGCATTGATGAGTTCAGTGATTGCATCTTCAGAAACTCCACCAGTTACAAATTTGTTTACGTTGAGTGATGGTGGAAACATCACGCGACAGACAAGTATCTCTTGGATTGCCTTTTCTGCGAGTGGTTTCCCTTCTGGCGACTTCATAGCATTTAATATCTCTAACATTGCTCGTGCATTTTCTGTATCAGTTGGTTTAAGAAGTTGTTCAGAAGACGGATTCTCTCGTTTGAATACCTTTTCATGTGTTCCACAATATTCACCTTCACACTTTCTTTTACAAGGTGTACCTGAATTACTCACACCCTTACATGAATTAGATTTCATTCCTGCTATTAGTGTCTTTAGGGTCTTTGTTACTCGTTTCATTCTGTGAGTTCTTGCCATTGTAATACAACGTTTTCATTTTTCACCGAAATCGTCCAAAATGGATTTGATAACCCCCAAAACAAGTATGGTAAGTCCTACATACGATAGTGTGAGGCGTGCGTACATACGATACAATGTTACAATTAGTTCCCTACAG